TTGATTAAAGGAACTCTAATGAAATTGGAAACCGCTCTCAACGTGATAGCTAAAGAAGGTAAATTTTTAGGATTGACCTCTTTTGCAATGATGCAATTCATAGCAAAGAATCCTTTGGCACAACCTAAAAAGACATTAGAAGCCTTTAAGGTTGTAAAAGAAAGTACTACAAATACATTTGCATAAAACGGTTGACAATAAATCAACTAGGGTGTATAATTGTATTTTTCAGTGACTAATATAGGAGTTTAAATGTCTACTGTTCGCATTGTTTCTGGCACATATCGCAATCAGCCGATTGCTAATCAAGTGTTCACATTGGTGAAAGGGTATCAAACAGGTACGAAAGGTGGGTTTGTTACAGTGAAAAATGAAGGTCAATTCCCGGGACGTAGTGGTCTTATCAGGGTTAATGTTGATACGCAAAATGATTTGCAATTTGTGTCAGGCACTGAGCCTGTTGTTGCAGTTGAACCAGAGGTTACTGAGTCTGAGGTAGAGGCAATGGATCGCATTGCTAGCCGATTCAATGTGCTTGATGAAATGAGTGCCGCATGTATTGCAGGCAACATTCGTGCTATGATTGTGTCAGGTCCCCCTGGAGTCGGCAAATCACACGGTGTCTCTTTGCAAATGGAAAAAGCAAGTTTGTTTGATAAAATTGCAGGCAAGCGTCCTCGCTTTGACATTGTGAAAGGCGCAATGTCAGGTATTGGTTTGTTCTCTAAACTGTACAAATATTCTGACAGTAAGAATGTTTTGGTCTTTGATGACTGCGACATTTGGGAAGACCCTGATGCATTGAATGTGTTGAAAGGTGCTTTGGATTCAGGCAAAACTCGCCGAATCAGTTGGAACAAAGACAGTCGCATTTTGCGTGAAGAAGGTATCCCTAATACTTTCAACTTCAATGGCTCGGTGATCTTTATCACTAACTTGAATTTTGCTGACCGTCGTAGCAACAAAATCAAGGCTCACTTGGATGCATTGCAAAGTCGTTGTCACTATCTGGACCTCACTATCAACAGTGAACGTGACAAAATGTTGCGTATCAAGCAGGTTCATCGTGATGCTGATGGCGGTCTGTTTGCTGACTATGATTTATCCGATGAACAATCATCGGATGTTATGAGTTACATGTGGGACAATCACAACAAATTGCGTGAAGTGTCCTTGCGTATGGCATTGAAGGTTGCAGACTTGGTCAAGATTAGTCCGAGCAATTGGCAGAATCTTGCTAAGGCAACTTGCATGAAAGTTTAACGCCGTGTGAAGGCCGGGGCAATGTCAATAAGTCCCCACCCTATTTTTGGAGACTACGGTCTCCTTTTTTTGCCTTTGTGTTTGCTTTATCCATGCATAAGTATTATAATAACTAGATGATATCAAAACCGAAAACTAAAGAACAATTAATTTATTTTCTTGTATCAACAATAAAGTTAGGTACTTATGATAAAAGGTTCCTATCCAACTTAGAAACAATGCATTTGGTCAATAAAAAACCATTGACTACTAATCAAGCATCGTTGCTGGATAAGATTACATCTAGATATAAAAAACAAATAGAAAAATTAGAAATTCATGTTGATGAATTGTTAAACTTGCCGTGGGACAACATTCCTATTCCAAGTTTACCTCAATTCACCGAAGTGCATTTGTTATTGGTTGATGATGAATTGATTTTGCGTAGTCCATATAAAAAAGATTTTGTTTCTGAATTTAGAAATTTAGAAATAAATCCTATTTGGAATAGAGAAGATAGATTTTGGAGAATGCCAGCAAATAGTTATACACTAAAGGTCACTAAGGCATCTATTGAAAAACATTACACTAAAATTAATTACTGTGACAATATAAACTCTATGTTGGATTCTACCTCTGTCTATGATGCAAAAATATGGAACCCTACATTCTGTTATGTAAATAACAACTTCTATGTAGTTGCCACTTCAAATACATTGCAACAGGCTATAAAACATTTATCTTTTGAAATTGATATTGCGTTACTACCTAGATTGAAACGATCCGGAATCAATATTGATCAGTCTGTGATTGATGAATACTTAAACAAGTTTTCACAGGCAGAAATTGATTTTGCAATAAATGACATAGTTGAATTCAATTACCGAGATGAAAAATTAGTAGATTATCTGTTACAGATAAAACCTGATCTGATTATATTGAATGAATCATTTAAGATAGGCTATCTACATAAGGCTAAGTCATTGATAGAAAATAAAATAACATGTGTTATTAGGAATAAAGATACACAGATACTCAGTGATATAAATCAATACGAATTTCCTGTACTGATAACTGGCAAGGTGGCCACAGCAAATTACGCATTAAAATATGCGTATGGCACCAGTAAAGTGATACACATAGTAAACAACGACCCGGTAACAATACAATGAGAGAATGCAAACTAATAATTAAAGATGAAGTCAATGTAAAGATTGAAGGCCTAGAACTAGGTGACCGCAAAGCATTGATGAAGAAATTTGAATATGAGAAGCCAGGCGCAAGGTATTTGCCAAGTGTCCGACTTGGTCGTTGGAATGGTAAAATCAGTTTCTTTAGTCTAGGTGGTAGTACATTTGTAAACCTATTACCAGAGATTCTCCCCATTCTAGATAGTGCAGGGTATGACATTCAGTTGGAAGATTTGCGGACATACAGCACAACATTCAATTTTAAACAGATTGAAGAGGATACTTTTAGTCATTGTAGTTGGTCAAAAGGTCATCCTAAAGAAGGTGAGCCCGTTAAGTTTAGAGATTATCAACTTACCGTAGTAAACGAATTCTTAGCTAACCCTCAGTCAATACAAGAGGTAGCAACAGGCGCAGGCAAAACACTAATGACTGCGGCATTGAGTTATAGCATTGAAAACTACGGTCGTAGTATTGTCATCGTTCCTAACAAGAGTTTGGTTGTGCAAACAGAAGCAGATTATATTAACTTAGGATTAGATGTTGGTGTATACTTTGGTGATAGAAAAGAATATGGAAAGACGCATACAATCTGTACTTGGCAAAGTCTAGGTAACATGTTAAAGAATACCAAGTCAGGTGAAGCAGAAGTATCTATCGGAGAGTTTATTGAAGGTGTTGTTTGTGTCATGGTTGATGAAGTACACATGGCAAAAGCTGAGGTACTAAAAGAACTATTAACCGGGGTAATGAGTCACATTCCAATTCGTTGGGGATTGACTGGAACAATACCTAAAGCAATATTTGAAGCACAATCACTGTATGTAAGCATAGGTAATTTAACTAATAAACTTAGTGCAAGTGAACTACAAGAAAAAGGTGTGCTTGCACAATGTCATGTAAACATTGTACAATTAAAAGATGAAGTAGAATTCTCAAACTATCAAAGTGAGTTAAAACATTTGCTTGAGGACCCGCATAGGTTAGATGCTATTGCTGAATTGATTTTAAAAGTGAAAGAAAGTGGCAATACATTGATACTAGTTGATAGAGTAAATGCAGGTAAAGAATTAATCAGCAGATTACCCGACGCAGTATTTGTTTCAGGTAATACAAACATGACTGAAAGAAAAGAGGAGTATGATGAAATTGCCACTAGTACAAACAAGATTATTGTTGCCACGTACGGTGTGGCAGCGGTGGGCATTAACATACCAAGAATTTTTAATCTGGTTCTTATTGAGCCTGGCAAAAGTTTTGTCAGGGTTATCCAATCGATTGGTCGAGGAATCAGAAAAGCGGAAGATAAAGATTTTGTCCAAATATGGGATATCACAAGCTCCTGTAAATTTGCCAAAAGACACTTAACGCAACGAAAGACATTCTATAAGGATGCAAACTACCCATTTGACATGGAAAAGTTGACATACAGATAAAATAGTGATATAATAACAACATGAGAATTTTAACCCTTGACAATACATACTACAATCTTGAAACTCTACCTGAAGAAGTAGATGATTTAAGATTTGCTATCCTTGATAATAGCAATCCGCAAAATGTAGACTATCATTACATACCATTGATATTTTTAGAAAGTTTTAATAGCCCTGCACTAGTATTGCGTATAGGTGACAAGACTATCAAAATGCCTGTAGATTGGCAAATACTAATTGGCGAACCTGAGATAGGTGATTTAGAAACATTACCCTTGACAAGCATTAATGATAGGGGATTTAAAGCATTTGAATTCAACCCACTAAGTGCATTTCGTCCTAGCTTTCCTGATATTGAGATTATAGACATATACCATGATGTAACTTGGTATGCACCTAGGTTAAAGAACGGACAGTTTCTGTGTGTGCCAATTGACGATGAAAAGAAACCTAGATGTGTTTATTTTGTAAAAGAGATTAGCCGTAATTGTGAAATAGTAGATTATCAACAGTCTTGGTAAAATGGCAACAAAGAAAACTCCAGTAGAAGAAAAGTTTGAAAAACAAGACTTTGATTTGTTTGATGCATTAATTGCATTAGACAAGAAAGACTATAGCTATATAGATAGACTAACAGAAGAACAAC